ATCCTATATTTATAGATGTAGGATTAAATATCTCCGATATAAAACAAGAATTAGAAGCCAAACAAACAAACTGCTCTATATTAATATCTTTACAATTTCTCGAAGTACTACTTTCTGGCGTTGATAATACAGAAGTTCTACCGCTTACTTTTTTTACTTCAAAAATAGTTGAAGCAAAATAATTAATAAAATTATTTGATTGATTTGAATAAAGTTCTTTTGCTTTAAAAATAATATTACCCGTGCCTAATGAATTGAAACAAGAGCCACTCGCACCGCTTTTTTCATTTCTTACAATTCCAAAAGGTAGATTTATTTCGTAATTTTTAGTAGTTGAGGCTGTTGGTATTATATTAGTGTTTGAGTTTGACGAAAAGTCTAAAGTACACGCTTTACTAGAGCGAATAGCAACATCAAAATTAGGGAGAACATTATTTATTACAAAAGTTCCAGCATTTTGCAATTCAAATACACCCCCTGCATAACTACCTAAAGCCGTCACATAATCAATACCTGCAAATGGCTTAGAAGCATCTTCAAAAACTCCTGTGGCGTTGTTTCCTGTGGCGGTGTTGATGAAGTAGGTGTTGTAGGTTTTTGAATCTGTCAATGTTGCCAACTTAACCTTTTCCGCTGTCGTATAATCGTTCAAAGAAAACCCTGCAAGTGTGCCGTTTCCTAATCCTATTAAAGCAGGTGTACCCGTACTAGATTCAATAGTAACATTTGTAGGTGTTCTAGTAGCGGACAAATCAGTTAATCCAGTAAATGCTGTTATATTTACATTTTTTCTAGTTACAACAAACTCAAACTCATTTACTTTTATAGTTGAATTGCTTTCGGAAAATAAATAGATTTCTCCAATAGACGTAATATAATCTTCTTTTGAAATTACTAATTTTAACTCCTCTTCAAATATAAAAAGCCCTGCCGTTGTTCTTAATGTACTACCTATTAAAAAATCCTTTTCAGAAGTTGTGCCAAGTCCTAATCTAGCATAAACTTGAATATTTTGATTTGCAACCGTTGTGGTTACAGATAGAGACGTTTTTAAATCAACAACATCCCCAATAGATAACTGTGTAAAATCTAGTCTATTAGTTGCAGAGTTCCAAGTAGTACTAACTCCATAAGGAGAATTTGATAAATCAGTATTAGCCCCATCAATATCGTTAGTTAGGTTTTTCTCTACATTAGCAATACCATTTAAAGGCGTTGTTTGTGTTGCTAAATCTGCGTATAAGAATGAGCCTATTGCGTTTAGATAATCAGGTTTATTTTTTATAAAATCATCTTGTGTGTCATCTTCTTGAAACCAATCTGCTTGAACGTTAATTTGAGCATCTGTGTCAATATTAACTAACTTATCTTTTAACGCATTAGTAAAATCATTTTCAGACAATCCTTTACCCGCAACCTCATCTACTTTCGTATCATAAAGCTCGGTGTTCATAGCGTTTTGATTGTCAAAAGCCTCTCTTAAAGCATCGCCAAAACCATCATTAGGATTGGATAGATTGTGTGTTACTTGTCCCATAATTATACTTTTAACCAGTTAAATGAAGACTTCGCTTTTGTTTGGTCGGGGCTAATCCATTCAGGAATAGTAATTGTATTCAAATATTCAATTAATTTATACTCTAAAGCAATAGCTAATTTTTCATATTTATCCGCCATTTTATTAGTTTTCTCGTCAAATATCTGTTCTGTTTTTTCGGGTGTAACTAAATAAACGCCATTTTGCGAAACTTTTGCAACTCCTAATTGTAAGTAATATGAGCAAGTGTGATACGCTAAGATTGTCGAAATATAATCGTTGTAGATAGTCAAATATTCGTCTACCAAATCCTCATTTTCATAATCTAAAACGATTTTATTATACAAATCAGTACCTAAAATCCGCTTAATATCACTATTTTGAGCCATAAATATAAACGGATTAATAGTGTCATTATCAATGTTTCCATCAAAGCCTGAAAGCCTTGCAATATCGTCTATTGTTATTAGTAGTTTAATCATTTGCTATAAGTTTTCCCTGCCCAAAATTAACAAAATCAATATCGCAAAGTGGATTTATTTTTTTAAATATTCGATTCAACGAATCCAAAATAATTTCACGCATAGGATTGATAACTCCTAAATACAAACTATCGGTTGCCGTTGCAATCTCATCCGCATTATTTGAAAATCCGCTCGACCCTGGTCTTTGGAAAATTATGTTCATTGCTGAGTGCGCAGCCATCAATTTAATCTCGCAAGTCTCATCGTATGTTACAAACTGATCGTTGCGCCCTCTTGGTTCTATGGTGTCAACTATAATAGCTTGGTCCGCACTTTCATTTATTGAAACCGTTACACCATCTGAATTTTCTGTACCCGTCCAATCTTTTTTAATATCGGCTTTGATTTTCAGTTTGTCTTCTTCTGAAATCATATCGCCATTATTAACATTAATAATGGTTTTGCCTTGAAAGCCTCTAAGTACGTGGTTAACAGCATCGTCAATTAATGCGCTTTCAATCTTTGCACTTTTTAATCCGCTAAAATAATCAGGGTAGGGAAAATAAGGCTCTGAACTCAACTGTTTTATATGTTGAATTTCTATAGTATTACCATTTTCTTTTGGGTCAAACTTCGCTACTTCTTTAGGAGTAAATTTATATTTTTGTAAATAATCCCAACAATACCAATATCCGTTGACTTCCATATAGTCATTGCTTTTAGGGTCGGTATCAATATTCAAACCTACTCTAAGAACTGGAGTATGTTTTATTTTTATAGGTTTTTTTTGGTAGTTTATTATTTGGGGAAATGCTTGACCGAATGTTTTAAAATCAAAACAAATCAATCTTAAATCTTGCTTGGAAATATAAGCGTATGGGTCAACTGTACCGCTTTTATCTTTAATACCATCGCCAATGATATAATTAACAATTGTTTTAATTATAAAGGCATTGGTAGGGCTGTCGTCAAAAGCGTCTTGGTATCTTTTGAAGTTTTCATTATTGTTGCCGTTAAGGGTGTATTTCGTGCCGAGACTTGGTTTTGTGATTCCTGTTTCGTAAGCCGAAAATTCAAAATGCTCTGTTGTCATTTGTAAAATTTAGTACTTGTTTTTTTGGAATAATCCTGTACATTTTCATTTTGCGCTACTATCATTAATTTACCAAAACAAACAATGTCATCGCTTTCACTGTCAACAATTTTATAAGAAAATTTCGTACCAGAAACCCCAACTGGGAATGTGTTTAAAACTACGTTAAAATTTTCGTTTGGTAATAAATCAAATGCGCAAATTATTTCTTGAGTTGTGTTTTTTAATTCGTTTTTTAAAATAATTTTATAAATAGTGTCTTCTAGTTCTGCCCTGAAAATTACTTCAAAACTTGGAACGCTATTTATTTTTAAAATATTCATAAAATTACTTTTAAAAAAACCCCCTAAATAATAGAGGGTTTTAAACAATTAAAACTACCCAAAAAATTAAACTGCTAATAATGAACCGTTGTAAGCTGTTACTCCCGCTGCAGCTAAAAAGTACATCAACTCTGTTTCTTTTGAATTTATAGTAACAGTAAACCCTTGCGTGTCTGAACCGCCAACGATTGTCATAATATCACAACCATTTTTAGCACCTAAACAGTAAATTTTACCATTATAATCTTCAATGAACACGGTCTTTAAAATACCGTTATTCCCCTGAAGTTCATTTCTTAATTCTACATCATTGCCTGGTATAAAGAAAGTGTTTACACCTACAAACTCATTTGTACGAGTTGCCTCGTCAAATGTGCCTGTTTCAATAACGTTGTTACCCGTTGCTTTTACCTCAAATCTAGCAATTGTTGTTCCAGTTGAAATGTGAGACGGTAAGGCTATCACACCTGTTACTGTGTTCACTACTGGAGCACTTGCTAAATAAGGAGCGATACCAATCGCCTTAACCCCTTTCATAGGGGCTTGACGACTTATGATTCTGCTTTTAGTTAAACTCATAATTTCTATCCGTTATAAAGAACGTTCCATTTTTGTTTCACAACCCAAGTATTCATAGTATTGATTAATTTCAATATTCTACGAGTTGAAGCGTTTGCTTCTTTTTCGATAATTAATTGGCTTGAATCAGAAAGTAAATCCATAACTAATTTAAAGTTATTTTTTTGACCGCAAATTCTGAAATCTACTAAGTCAACGAAAATAATTTTAACATCGTTAAAATTCATATCATTGAATGAGTTACCCACAAAATTTTCTTGTTGTGCAACCCCTTGAACTCTGTTAACTGATTTAATTAATTTATAATCTCCTTTTGGAGCAAAGATAACTGGCGCTTGATCTCCCGTCATTACCAATATATCATTTGGAATGGCATTATAAATCTTAACGTACTCAGCCACGATGTTAGCAGTTGTTACAGTCGTTCCGGTTACTTTCAAGTAATCCCCTAAACCTGCACCCGGTACAGTTTTCGATTGTGAATCATTGTAAATCATTGTTGCGGTAACGGAATCAAACAAAGTCGTTGGCATTGCTGCAACTTTTGTTTGAGCCGCTGCTGTAATACTTCCTTGACCTGCGCCAGGTGTTAATGCTGCAATAGCTGCCTTAGTAGCAGTTGTTGCTCCATTCCAAACCCACGCTTCTAATTTAGCCCCTACAGCTGGTTGTACTTGAATTAACAGCTTTTGGTCAAATTCATCTGAAACAACCTCGAAAGCACCTGCTTTCATTGAGCGTTCAAATCTTGTGCCTAACAATGAAGTTTCATCAATGATACCTTCAACATTAAATGTTTTAAGATTTACGATTGATTTTTGAGTTTTCAAAGCTACGTTGTCGGTTACTACCTGTCCGTAATTTGCATCTGAAAAAGTTATTTCTGCCGAGCTTTCGTAGATTTCCATCCCTGATTTATGTCCCTCAACTAATTCGATTGTTTCCCCTCTAAAGGTTGGGGAATCTGCGTAAATTTCCTGTACGATTTCTGCGTACTCGCCTTTTTCTGTCTTTGTTCCTGTATAAGTTAATGCCATTTTTTATTTTTTTTTATTGATTTATAATTTACCTCTATTGAATTTTGTTTTCTCAACGTTACTCATTTCTTCGTAAGATTTTGTTATGCTTGTCGCTGGTTTCAACCCCTTTTCTATTTCGCTTTTCATTTCTACGATTGCAGTTTTAGCGGTATCTAATTCTGTTGACATCGCAACCTCTTTAGTTTCATACTCAGCTATTTTTGCTTTTAGATCATTGTTTTCAGTTTCTAACTCTGAAACTCTTTTTTGCAATTCCTCTGTTGAGGGTGCATTGTCATCAGATGGAGTTTCTTCCATCTCTAATTTCTTTTTCGCATCTTCCTCTTCTTTGAGTTTCAACGCTTTTTCTTCTTCCGTTTCAAACGCTAATTTTATTCTAGCGTCTACTTCTTCTAATGTCATATCTATATTTGTTTTAGTTAATACTGGTTCTAAATAAGCCTCGATTGAAAAGCCTTGTAATTTTCCCGACTTCACATCCTGCCAAACTTCTGGATTGTCTACTTTTTGACCAAGCACCCAATCGCCTTTTTCAACTTGCATACCTAAAAGAGTAGCTTTGTCTTTTTCAGGGTCTGCAACAATCCAACTTTCAAAAGCGTAAATATCATTGCGAATATTTTTATCGTGGTTAATGGTTGCCCCGTTGTGGCTATTGTTTTTAAAGAAATTTTGTTGTAAATCTGAAACTGTATCTTCGGTGTAAAATACCATAGCTGGTTCGCCGTTGATATTTTTTCTTGCAATGTTTATGTTTGGTCGCATTGCAACTGAGTATATGATTTGTTTTTCGTCATCCGCAAACTCTAACAATTTGCTTTCGTCATCAAACATTACTAAGGTAGCACCAATCGCGGGGGATTCAACAGTACTCATTCTAAAAACTCCTGTTTCTCCTTTTTTATATTGTAGTTCGTATCTTTTCATTTTGATGTAACGACAAAAAGCCTATACTAAATTAATAGTATAGGCTGTGTTTTTGTCTATTTTAAAGGTTTTCACGTTCAAAAATATTAGAAACGTACATCTTCATACGTTTATTTGGAACAAATATAAATAATTATTTAATATGAATTACATTAAATAGGATGTTTTTCATAAATTATTTTTCTTTTATCACAATCAAAAATAACTTCGTGTCTAAACATCTCGTCTTCTTTTGTTTTTGGTAAGTTTAAAAAATCCAAGCAATCTTTATAAATATCAGAAGAAGTAGCAACATTTTCAATTCCTCCTTTAGCTTCGTAATCTGTATAATAAAATACTAAAAATCTTTTCATTTTGTAAAAGTATTAAAAAGTATTCTTATTTACTAAAACTTTCACATTTTCTTGTGCTTTCGTAATATCACTTTCTGCAACCACTACTTTAATGGGTGGATTTTCGCCTTGCGCCTTGTTTACAGACCTCCCTATTTGGTTTTCAGCTGTGTTATTAAAGGCTACTGATGGTGGGGTGGATATTCCACCGCCCCCCCCGCTAATATTAGGT